ATGATGGGTTTGTGTTTCACTGGAAGTTTCATGGGGGAGTAACAGGGCATTAGAGTCGGATACCTCCTCGCATATTGTATGCGTTGTAGTTGTTTTTGGAATGTGTGCGCCTGGCTCCGTTCCGGAAGGCGCGCTTGGACTTCCGTCGAGACATTCTGCGTTTCCGCATTGGTGTTACTCCTGATCGTAGTAGCCGTGCCAGAGACAAGGGTTGTTTTTGGCAACGTCTACATGAATGTGGTTTGAATAGATGCCGATTCTTTCGAAATCGACGGCGAGTAGAGCTTTTAGCATGATAAGACGATGGGCTGAGTTAGTGCAAGCAATATCTGCTGCTAGTCCTTTTCCATGGTTTCGCGCATCGTTTGCACGGTAGGTTGAGTTTAGGACGAAGGGCAGTTTGGCTTTTTGTCTAGCCCAGTCGAGTTTGAGGAGAAGCTCTATTGACATACCGTCGGGATTCGAGAATTCGGATCTTTTGAAGTATCGGAGGGCGTCATAAATGTTAGACAAGGTTTTCCCTCCGATTGTTAAGGTTTTGGTGACTTAGGGTCACCTGGCACATATATGACAAGGGGAGATATGTGCCTGTTTTCCTAACGCGCGGTCTGTTGACCGCTTGTTGAGCTTTTGTGGAGGTTCCGGATAAACCGAAACCCCCACAAGAGCTTTTTACTGAATCAGCGTAATAAATGGTCTTTGTCTACGCTGGATCGGGACTGACAGCTGGCGGCTGTACGTCTCCTGGAGGATCAGTTGAAGAATCTCCATTAGGGTTTGGTTCGAAGCCTTCAATAAGGCCGGCATCAACCAACGCTTGGCGTTTTTCAGGATCATGGGCAGTATCAAGCCAATTAGCCACGTCATGGTCAAAAGCCTCCCGGACTTTTGAAGGCAGCTGCATGAATTCGGTTTCTGCGGCTTTTGCCGTCCGCATGACGTCTGCGAAGTCAGAGAACTTCGTAACGTCTTGGTAGGTAGCAGCTGTAAGGTTGAGATGGTCGATGATTCCAACGCTCTTGTAGCGTTTGAGGATATGGTTGATGTCGGCTTTTTTCTGGTCTGAAATAACGGTGTTAGACGGCAATTCATTGACCGTCTGGTATTTCGTTCGGGGTTTCCCCCGATAGTCCAATTGTACAGGCATTATTTGCCGCCTTTAGAGAGTTTGAGAACGTTGATGGTTTTCTTGCGTAGGCCCCCTAGCGCGCCTATGCCTTTTAATAGACCTGGGATGGCGTTTGCACCAGCGGCCAGAATAGGGGCAAGAATGCCAAATCTTTTGGCTATATCGGCCACTGGTTGCATGGTATCGCTGGTTACTCCTTCGCGCCTGGCTTGGGCAAGCCTAAATGCGATGTCGGCTTCCCTTTGAGCTGTTAGGAGTCTGGCGCTCCGGGTAGGCTGGAGGAGCTTCGTTTTCCCACCAACTTTTATGGGTGCAGGGTAGTCCCAGCCGAGAGATTCAAGATTTAGTCGGGCCATATCGTTAGCAAGAAATTGGCCCTTTTTTTCGGCTTCCGTTTTGGCTTTTTGTTCGGTTAGCAGCGCGAGGTCGGCTTTAAGCCTTTTCGCTTGCATAGCTGAAGATACAGAGGGGGAAATAACGTCGTCCTGGGTGGCTTGTGCGCCCGCAGGAGAGCTTGCACCACCTTGGGAGTATGCTAGGGCCGGATTGATACCGGCGGCTGTCATATCGGCAACGCCTCTTTGCCATGAAGTGTTGGACATCCGCTCTTGGAACTTTCGGCTCTTCCGAGCCTCTTTTGCCCTTCCTCGATTGGCGAAGATGCCGCCCGCAAGGGCGGCACCCCCGGCAAGAAGGGCCGGGACGATCGCAACCATTAGAAGCGCATTCCCAATAGTGACGGGATGGAGTGTACCGGGATCGGACGAGCGCAGCGGTAGTTGAACCACAGGTCCAGGAGGAAGTCGGATTCTGTGTCGACTGTCGTAACCCTGGACATTGGGGTTTGATCTTCAATGAAGGTTTGGTTGAGTGGTGGCAGGCCTGCGAAGTCCTCCGTCAGATGCCAGAACGAGAGGGAGGCCGTTGCGTTAGGGTTGAAGGAGCCCTGGACCCGAGACGGTTTGTATCTGTATTCGGACCAGCGTTCCTGATAGCCCCACACGGTGTTATCGGTGGTGCTGTTGTTGGACATATAGATTTCTTTGTTCAGCACGCCTTGCTCACCCAGGTTCGCCAATGCCGGGATGTAAAAGTCATAGCGCGTGGAACGAGTCCACATTTTCTCGATGCCCTGGAAGTAGGTGACATCTCCACGGGCACGGATAAGGCCGAGAACATAGCCATGTTCGGTGAAGGATTTTGCCCAACCGTGGCCTGAAATGACTCCGGTGCCTACGCCCCTTAGTTCGCCCTGGAAGACATCGCTTCCAGAGGCGGTGACGGAGGAGTCTTGGTCCGCTGTATTGGCTACGGCTGAAACGTTGATATACGATTTTCCGCCCCCGAGGAATTCGGGTCTTTGTAGGCGGAAGTCGGGGGAGGTTACCCCGAAGTGAGATTTGATGATTTCTACATAACGGGTCCCACCTCGCGCGTCCCGTTCGAGTAGTCTTTGGATTGCTACGGATTCACGGAGGGTATTGATGTCGAATCCGATAGCGGTGGTGTCAATGAACAGGGGAGAACCGGTATTCGCTGCGGAGATATCGACCTGAGCAGCGCCGGAGTCGAGGTCCCGTTGGCCTGAGCCGGATTCTACTGTGATCGTGTTTCCTGCAACGGCGAGGGTTTCTACCTCAAGGGATGGGTCGGTTCCTAAAATTTCGACCGCATCTCCTTTTTGCAAGTAAGGAAGGGCTGCGGTGAAGTAGTCGTGTTTCTTTGCTGATTTTCGGAGCCGGTAGGCTGATACCACATCAGCCGTGTCGCCTTTGTATTCGTTTAAGGAGTCCACATGGTTTTGGTCCCTAAACCATTCATTATAAATCAGGTTGTAGCAGCGGAACGGTAGCGCATTAATTTCCGTTAGTGAAGTTGCCATAGCGTGTGGCAAGCCCATGTGGGCTGCCAATTCATTGTAGCTGTACACGCCTGGATCGTGAGAAACGGCAATCCCTGTTGCCATGATGGGGATGGTATAATTGGTGTCCTGGGCACCCATATCATCGTGTTCACCGTTAAAATAGGCCCAGTTGTCCCAGACGAGTCTTGTTGGGACGAAGAAGAAGAAGGTTTCGACCTCGATGTTATCCATGATCGGAGCATCGAGAGGGGAGAAGATCCGGGCGAACCCATTAAGGGAGCATGTGAAGGTATCTCCCGGAAGAACCTCGTCCACGAGGATCGGATAAAGATAGGAGGCGTCAAAGGTCGTTTTGAGGCCATGTGAGCGGTCAAATTGAGATCGACCGATTTTGACTTGCGGTTCTTGAGCGAACCTATTGGTAGAGGGTCGCTTAACACTGACCATATCACGCATTAGTAGATTCCTCGAATGGGATGTCTAATTGCATTTTGAAAGTTATGGCAACCCCAAGGGAGGTTATAGTTTGAGGCATGAGGTTGCCACTCTGAGGGTCGAACGACCCAATGTGGAAGAGGGTGTAGTCCTCCGGATATAGGTTGAATTGGTGCCCTTCCTTGTTTACGACCTGGCGGAATTCCCGAATTGCAAATTCGATTGAAGGTGCGACAAACGGATCCAGATAAGCTCCGGCGGCTGAGTCGTAAACCGTGAAGAGATGTTTTTCCATTAGACTTTCCCTCTTGTTTCGTAGAGTTGTGAGCGCGCTTGATGGATTTTTTCCGCTGCGCGTAGTTTTGACTCTGGGATGTTTTTAGCCTCTTCATCCCTCTTGATTCTGGTTTGGAGCATGATTTCGGGATGGTTTTCGTCCATCCATTTATCGTAGTAACGAGGTGGTTTGAATTCCCTTCCGTTCATGACTACGAAGTCCCTGGGGTATACATCGGCCCAGTATTTTTCTATCCATCGTTTCCCGATGGCGGGCCGGAGGGACATACGGGAGAATTCTTTTTCAAGCTCAATGAGCTCACCGGTGTCGGGATCGACCCGGATGTAGTGATCGGGGTTTGCTTTTTTGGTGACTTTCTTGCGGACATAGCCCGCAACGTAAGCAGCCGACCCTGGGGTTACCGTAGAGAATTCAGAGAGGCCGTGAGGCCAATAAGATTCCAAAGTTTCGGACCGCCATAAAGGATTAGGGCCACGAGTAGGGAGAGAACACTTATCCAGAAGAGGAAGGCCATACACAACCGCATGGTAGTGTGGCCGTTGTGTGGTGTCGCCGTATTCGCCGCAGGCGTAGTAGGAGATGTCGAGTTGGGGTTTATCCCGGCGCAAATTTTTAAAGAACGTACGAAGATGTTTAGGATATAGCGTACCATTTTCTGGTAGCGTTTCGTTGGAGTACGTGAGAGTGACGAACCAAGATTCGTCGTGCATTTCTGTTTCATGCATGATTCTGATAGCCCATTCCCGGGCTTGTTTTGCGCGGCAGCCGATACAGGTGCCGCATGGGAGGGTCCGGACCCCCCAGATGTGTTTACCCCCCTGGATGATGGGTTTGTGTTTCACTGGAAGTTTCATGGGGGAGTAACAGGGCATTAGAGTCGGATACCTCCTCGCATATTGTATGCGTTGTAGTTGTTTTTGG